AAAGCGTCTGTGTCGAGCCTAACACAAAATTTAACAACATTCGAACAGGCTTCAAAAGTGCTTTCAAGCCAGTTTCAAGCGATTGAGACAGGACTGTTAAAAGCATTTGGACCAACACTGGGAGGACTAGTGAGCGGAGTACAGAGCGTGTTCGGCGCCGGTGGAGCAGTGGCCACGATGCTGGCAAAAGCACCTGGTGTTACAGCAGGAATACTCCTAGCAGGTCTAGGTGGCAAGTATCTTTTTGACGCAGGCAAACAAATTGCAATCACAACGGCCGGTGTTGCGGCAGGTATCAAACTGTCAGGAGGCGGTCTGGGAGGCCTCATGGGCACAGGCGGCGCTGGTAGGAAAGGATTAGGCATGGCCGGCAAGGGCATGGGTGCCCTCGGTGGTGTGGGTCTGGCACTTGGAGGGGCCGCGCAGGCTGGCACAGCAGACACCAAAGGCGGAAAAGCGTTAGGCGTGTTGTCCAGTGCGGCGGGCGGAGCACTTACAGGATTCAGTGTCGCGGGTCCGGCAGGTATCATACCAGGTTTGATAGCAGGCGGACTGATAGGTGGTGCTGGAGCACTGTTCGGTGGCGGTAAACAGTTTGGTGGTGGCATGGATGCTGGCAAAACATATCTCACGGGAGAGGCTGGGCCGGAAATGGTCACTACGGGCAAGGCTAGTGCGGTCACTGCCAACAACGATTTACAGAAAATATTCAACACAGAAGCACTCGAAACCAAAATGACTAATATGATCACACAGCTCAACACTGCCAATCAGAGTCTCGCTACTATGGTAAATGGCGTAAATACGCTTGTAGCAGTAGAAGGAAGGGCTCTCAAGGCAGTAGAAACAACTGCCCGCAAGGATCGAAACCAAGTGGGACTAATAAGTTAAGGTTGTGAAATTGTCAAAAAAAGTGTAATATAAAGTATGGCTTGGAAAAAATATTTTAAAGACGCAAATCTATCACCCATATCGGGAGAAAAGGTTCCTAATTTCGCAAAGAGAAACTATTCATCGTATCTGCCTGATGTTTACACAGGCCACCCTAATAGGGTGCAGAGATACTTCCAGTATGACCAGATGGATTCAGATTCGGAGATCAACGCGGCGCTTGATATTCTAGCAGAATTTTCGACACAGCTCAACAGTGAAAACGAAACACCATTCGACATTGTATTCAAGGACGAGACCACAGAACACGAAGTGAAACTACTGAAGAAGGCACTACAGCAGTGGACCAAATCGAATCAATTGGGGAAAAGAATTTTTAGGATATTCAGGAACGCACTCAAGTACGGTGACTGTTTCTTTGTGAGAGATCCGGAAACAATGAAATGGTTGTACGTCGACAATGCCAAAGTGGACAGAGTTGTAGTAAACGAATCAGAAGGCAAGAAACCTGAACAGTATGTGATTAGAGACATCAATCCCAACCTACAGAGATTGTCAGCGACACAGATCACACCAAACCAAACTTACGGTGGAGGAGGAACAACAGGCGGTGGCACAGCCGCATACGGTTCGAGTTACGCCAACGCGGGCGCCACAAACAACATGTCTGGCTTCGCGGGCGGAAACGCGGGTGGCAGGTTCTACAAGACAATGAATGCCTACAACATCAACGCCGAACATGTCGTACACATGAGCATGAGTGATGGAATGGACAACCTGTTTCCATTTGGACAATCTGTTTTGGAACAAGTTTTCAAAGTTTACAAACAGAAAGAATTGTTGGAAGATGCTATCATCATCTATAGGGTACAAAGAGCACCCGAGAGAAGAGTGTTCTACATCGACGTGGGCAACATGCCAACACACTTGGCTATGCAGTTCGTTGAGAGGGTCAAGAACGAGATCAACCAGAGGAGAATTCCAAGCACATCGGGTGGTGCTAACTTTATTGACGCAACATACAACCCAATGAGCATCAATGAGGATTACTTCTTTCCACAAACTGCGGAAGGTAGAGGATCTAAAGTGGACACACTGCCGGGTGGTACCAACCTAGGTGAGATTGATGACCTAAAGTTCTTCACAAACAAACTATTCAGAGGTCTGAGGATACCAAGTTCTTACTTGCCGACAGGTCCGGACGACTCACAGCAGTCGTTCAACGACGGAAGAGTAGGCACAGCATACATTCAAGAGCTGAGATTCAACAAATATTGTGCTAGACTGCAGTCGATGTTGAATCCAACATTTGATGAAGAATTTAAACTATGGATAAAATCTAAAGGCTACAACATTGACAATTCGATGTTCGAACTGAAATTAAATCCACCGCAGAACTTCGCTCAATACAGACAGACGGAAATGGACCAAGCAAGGGTAGGTACATTTACACAGGTTGCTGAACTGCCTTATATGTCGAAAAGATTCGCACTCAAAAGATATCTTGGACTATCTGAGGAAGAAATGGCGAGGAATGCCGAACTGTGGGCAGAAGAAAACAATGTGCCACAAAAGAAACAAACAAAATCAAATCAGATGCGAGCAGGTGGTGTAACACAATCCGGCATCTCAAGTGACCTAGACCAGTTCGAGGAACCAACAGCGGACGCGGAATCACCAGGACCAGACTCACCACAACCGGGACAGCCAGGCACAACACCGGGAGGTGGCGGCACTACCCCGGGCGGCACAGGTGGTGGCGGACAGGTATAAAGGATTAAATACGCAAAATGAAACTATTTGAATTCTTCACATACGGCGCAGACGGGTTTGAGCAGGACAAGACCTACGAACCAGAGAACGATATATCAATATTAGACTCTGAGGACACCAGGAAGACCAGACTTTCACTGAAAGACATCAACTCTATGAGACTGGCGTCGGAGGCCCATGACGAACAACAGAAGGAAGAGGCAGTATTTGTCCAAAAGATGTACGGACAACCTGCACCAGACGATAACTTAGAGTTATAATGTCCGACACAGCATTTGTATTAGGTAACGGAGAATCCCGAAAGGGCATCAGCATCGATGATCTCAAAGAAAAAGGCACCGTGTTCGCCTGTAATGCAGTGTATAGAACTCATAGACCACACTTTCTTGTGGCAGTAGATCCCAAGATGATATTCGAGATAGCAGAGACTGATTATCCCGTACATAATAAAGTATGGTCAAATTTTAATGCACAGTACAACAAACACCCAAAGATACTGAATCATGTGAACTGGTTCAAACCCAGCCTAGGCTGGAGCAGTGGGCCAACGGCACTGCGGATGGCCTGTGAGCACGGTTTCAAGGAGATCTACATACTAGGGTTCGACTACCAGGGACACAACCAAGGCAAACGATTCACTCTGAACAACATGTTCGGTGACACACGCAACTACAAGAAGCGTAATGACGAGGCCACTTTCTACGGCAACTGGATGAACCAAACCAAGCGTTGCCTACAGGATTTCAAAGATGTCAAGTTCCATCGCGTCATACCACAGGGATGGTTCAGACCCAAAGATCTCGAATGGAACGGCAACATAGATCATCCCACAACAGAAGAATTCCTATCTAAATTCGACCTACAGATCAAGATCTAGTCAAAATCACGCTTTTTTGGCCTATTTCTACGGCCGTTTTAGCCCGTTTGTAGTAAATACAATACACTTATAAGTACAAATCGACCTAATAACAAAGGAGCACGTGTAAAATGTCAACTAATAAATTTGAATCGTTATTAGAATTACTAATCAACGAAGAAAACGATAAAGCAGAGGCTTTATTCCACGAAATAGTAGTAGAGAAATCAAGAGATATCTACGAAAACCTAGCAGACGAAGAAGTTACTGCTGAGGCCAAAGAAGAGGAAGTTAAAGAAACTGAGTCATCTGAGGAAGAAAAAGTAGAAGAAACTGCTAAAGAAGAAACCAAAGACGAAGAAGTTAAAGAAACTTCTGAGGAATCTAAAGACGAGCAAGTAGACGAAGTTGTAGAAATCGAAGACGAAGCAACTGAATCTGAAACAACTGAAGAAGAATCAATCGAAGAAGTAGGCGGTGACGCAACTGACGAATTGGTCAAAGACATATCAGCTGAAGAAGAAGGCGAAATGGACGCAGACAAAGGCGAAGAAATGCCAGCGGACGACGCCGAGGACAAAGGCGAAGAAGATATGGAAGACAGAGTTGTTGACTTGGAAGACGCTTTAGATGAATTAAAAGCAGAATTCGAAGCAATGATGGGCAAGAAAGACGACGCTGAGG